TGATGTAAGAAAGGATCGAGGATGAGTAATTTAGCAGTTGGCGTCAAGACGGTGGTGGTAAGAATCGTCACCGGCATCGTTGCGGGTGTGTTCCACCCCAACATGATGACGGCGCTGGCCTTTGCCGCGCTGGTGTGGGCGGCCTACCGAACCTGGGGGTTTACGGGAGCGTTATGGATGTTTGCAGCCGTGGCACTGACGCTGGCGATGGCCGGTGCCAGCAGCCCGTCATAGTCACACCCACACAGAATATTCTGGACTGCCGTCGAGTGAAGTTGATGGGTACGTGCGTGCCTCTGCGATTGAGTCCAGGTTACGTCCTGATATGCTACAACTCCCTGAACTGATGGAGAAACGATGATCAATCTGGCTGGAAATCTCGTCAAGGCGTTGCTGCCCGCGCTGCCTGCCGGTGCGCAGGAACGCGCCATCAGTCCATCTGAAATTGTCCTTTCTACTGGGGTAAGGAACATCATCGATTCCATCAACGTGTCTAATTGGCAAGGGCCGAATCAACCGATGTCGCCAATCGCGCCGACGGGTACTCTTCCTCGAACGATGGATTATCCATTTGGATCTAATTTATTTTTCCAGCCACGTGCAGAGCAGCCCGGCAGCCCGGACTTTAATCAGCTTCGGATGCTGGCCCAGTACGACATCGTGCGCCTTTGCATCGAGACGCGCAAGGTCCAGATCATCGAAATGCCAGGTCAGTGGCGTGTGAAACGCCAACCGGGCGAGAAGCGCAAGGACTACGACGGGCGCAACGGCAAGGACGAGCGCGTGGAGTTCCTGGCCAACTTCTTTCAAATGCCTGACCATGAGCACAGTGAGAAGCAGTGGATGAACATGGTGGTCGAGGAAATCCTGGTCACCGATGCGTTGTCCATCTGGCCCGTGATGAACCAGGACAGTGAGCTGATCGCGCTGCGCCTGATCGACGGTGGAACCATCAAGCCGTTGCATGACCCGCAAGGCTGGCGTCCCGATCCACCCAACCCGGCCTTCCAGCAGATCGTGAAGGGCAGCCCAGCCATCAACATGACCGCTGCCCTGTGCGACGATTGCGCCAAAAAGGGCTGGCACGCAGATCCGTCCAAGCCCGACGGAAAGGGCACGTGCCTTCCGTTGGTGTACCGGCCTTTCAACCCGACGGTGAACAAGTTTTACGGCTGGAGCCCAGTAGAGCAGATCATCCACACCATCATGATTGGCATGAACCGCATGGTGAGCCAAGCCAGTTTGTACACGGAAGGAAATCTTCCTGAGGCCATCGTCGGACTGCCGAACGAGTGGGGCCTGGAACAGGTGAAATCCTTCCAGGCGTTCTTCGACGAGCTGGCTGGCAACGTGAGCATCAAGCGTCGTGTCAGGTTCGTCCCCGGCGATGCCAAGTTTGTCCAGACCAAAGATCCGATGATCAAGGATGAGCGCGACGATTGGTTAGCGCGTATCTGCTGCTACGCTTTCAGCGTCGCTCCCAACGCTCTCACGAAAATGATGAACCGCGCTTCAGCGCAGCAGATACAACAGTCTGCCATCGAGGAAGGCAAGCTGCCTATGCTCGGTCAGTTGGCTGAGCTGAAGACGTATCTGGCACACCAATACTTCGGCCCCGACTTCGCCGACATCGAGTACGCCTACAACACCGACCAGCAAAGCGACCCGGCAGTCCAGTCCAAGATCAACGACACCAACATCCGCAACGGTTCGCGTTCCATCAACGAAGTACGTGACGATGATGGGCTGGACCCGGTGCCGGGCGGCGAGAAGTGCTACGTGTTCCTGCCCACGGGGCCGGTCAGTTTGGAAGACATCGCTGCCGGCAAGATGCCCGCCGCTGCGCCCGGTGAAATGCCAGGTCAAGCAGCGCCGGAAGCCGGTCAGGAACCCGGTCAGCCGCCTGCCAAGAGTAAGGGAAAAGTACCACCGCAGTTACAGCAGAAGGGCAAGCAGCCAACAGGTATGACACCTGCTGCTGAGAAGGAAACGCGCAAGCTGCTCAAGCTGCTGCCTCCGCATTCGCTGCTACCGAGGGATGGAAATGCGCCCAAGAGATTTGTTTACTAGACTTAGATTTGAAAGGAAACACCATCACATGACACCGACACCACTATCAACACCGGATCTCAACGCGCTGAGCAGCACCGCTGCCCAAGCCGTAGCAACGTACACCGGCGACCAGAACAACGTGATCGTCGATCAAACCAAACTCACCACCGACCAGCAACTGGCTGCAACCGACGGGGCTAGCGCCACTGCCGCTGTCCTGGCGCTGATCGCAGGTGCAACGCAGATTCTGGCAGGATTGCCAGCCCCGATTACCACGTCCACGGTTATCGCGTCCTAGGCGCGTTCCATGGGGTAGGGGGTAGTTAACCCCTGCCCCACCCCTTGAAAAGCGCACCTTGGGCCTTAAAACGCCAAGAAACAGTACCCTACGGGGTGGTTTAGACCCTGATTTTAGCCCAATGACCCAGATTTCACCCATCGCCGAGCTGGAAGCCACCCGATTGTTGGGGCTGTTTAAGTACAGCGAAGATCAGCCGCGCGACGAGAAGGGCCTCCTCAAAGCCGCTCCCTCGCTCCCGCCCGCCGACCCCGACGACCAAAGCGAAGCCGCCAAGCGCGCCCGTCGTAACATCAAGAAGGAAGTCGGCGACACGCTGGACGTCATGCGCGACCGTGTGCCCGGTGAAGCTGCTGATGCTTACGAAGCCAACGACAACGCCGATGAGGCAATGGACGCCATCAATCTGGATGACTTTGACGATCTGGCCACCGGTGCAATCCCTACTGCACTTCACGATGTGTATGTGAACGCCGGGCAGAAAGCTTTGGACTCGCTGCAAGTAGACGACACGGCCATCGTGGATCTGTTCAACAAGCGTGCGGCTGACTACGCCCGCGAGCGCGGGGCCGAGCTGGTGGGCAAGCGTTGGGTGAACGATGCGCTGGTCGAGAACCCGGACGCCCGTTGGTGCATAAGCCAGACCACGCGCGACGGCCTGCGTGACATGATCGTGAAGAGCTACGAGGACGGCAAGACGCCCGTCCAACTGGCCAAGCAGATCGAGGACAGCTACCTGTTCAGCGAGAGCCGTGCACAGATGATTGCCTCTACGGAAACTGCCAAAGCTTCGGTGAGCGGAAGCTTAGGTGCCTGGAAGGAATCTGGCGTTGTCAAGGGCAAAGCCTGGCAGATGTCGAACGATCACGACCAGGACGACGAGTGCGACGAAAACGAAGACGCAGGCATCATAGATCTGGACGATGATTTCCCGTCCGGTGATGATGGCCCGCCCGCTCATCCGCGCTGCATGTGCGCTGTGTATGCTTCGTTGGAAGGCTCGGACGATGACGATGCCGAGAAGTTGGCCAAGTCCGGCGAAACAGTAAAATTAGTTGGAGGTCAGCTTGACCAAGCGCCAACGGATGATAGCACGCTCAAAGCGACGAGTATCACGAGTCTTCAAGCTGGATCTGCTCAAGTCCAAAAGTTCTCCGACGACCAGCCCCGCGTCCCAGCCGGCGGACCGGGCGGTGGAGAGTTCGCCGGAAGCGGAAGCGCAGGTGACATCGCCGTCCAGTTTGTACCTTCCGAACGGGTTCAACGAGCGATAGCGTCCAAGGTTCACACCGGCAAAGCCGAGCAGCATGTGGCCGATGAGAGCGAGCGTGTTCTTAGCGAGGCAATAGGCATCCCACGTACGGGTGACAACTCCGCGTTCGACGTTCGCAACGATGAAGTGGCCATCGAGTGCAAGTGCTTTACTACCAACTCCAATGACAAATTGACAATTAACAAGACCGCGCTGGGTCGTAAGCTGGCCGAGCAGCGGGCCGAAGGATTGAAGGTTTACACCGTGGTCGTGGACCGGCGTTCCGGCTGGAAGGCTGGCAACCCGATGGGTCACGCCACCTACTACGTCAAGCAGGGCGTTGGGTCATTCCACTTGGGGTCGATGACCAAGGTCACGCTCCCGCAGCTAAAAGCGATGGTGCACGGATGAAGTGCTTCCTCCTGCTGGCCGTTTCGTTCACGTGCTGGGCACCGCCTATCCCGTTGAACACTCCTGGTGTACCGTGGGTTCGCCAACGATTGTTCCGCGCGCTGAGCCGAGTTGAGAACTGCACGGTGTGGAACAATCCTGGTTGTTTGATGTATGC